TGCAGCCGAACTGGTTGCGGGAAAACCTGACGCCGCACCAGCAGCTTCAGGTTCTTGACGAATGGATCGCCACCGCGAGGCTGGCGCAACTGCCGATGGGACGGCCGGCGCCGATCTGGCTGGTGCTGGGCGGGCGCGGCGCGGGAAAGACCCGGCTGGGCGCGGAATGGGTGAATGCGCATGTGCGCGGTTTCGCGCCCTTCGCTACGCAGCGTTACGGACAGATCGCGCTGGTGGGCGAAACGCTCGGCGATGTGCGCGAGGTGATGATCGACGGGCCTTCGGGCATCGTCACGATCGCGCGGCGCGACCGGCCGCGCTTCGAGGCGAGCCGGCGGCGGCTCTTGTGGGACAATGGCGCGGTGGCGCAGATCTTCTCATCGGAGGATCCCGACAGCCTGCGCGGGCCGCAATTCGACGCCGCCTGGTGCGATGAAATCGCGAAATGGAAGAATGTGGAAGCGTGCTTCGACATGCTCCAGTTCGGACTGCGACTGGGTGAGGCGCCACGGCAGATATTGACCACGACGCCGCGGCCGATCCCGCTGCTGCGAAGGCTGCTTGACGAGGCCGGCGTACGGGTCTCCCGCATGGCGACGCGGGAGAATGCCGGCAATCTGGCGCCGGGCTTCATGGACGCGGTGGAGCGTCGCTACGGGGCGACGCGTCTCGGCCGGCAGGAGTTGGAAGGGCTGCTGATCGAGGACAGGGACGACGCGCTGTGGTCGCGGGCTGCGCTGGAAGCGGCGATTGTTTCCGCGAGCGGCGAATTGCGGCGCATCGTCGTGGCCGTCGATCCGGCTGCGAGCAGCCATGCGGGCTCCGACGCCTGCGGGATCGTCGTGGCCGGCCTGCTGGCCGACGGGCGCGTGCTGGTGCTGGAGGACGCAACCCTGCGCGCGGCAAAGCCCGACGCCTGGGCGGCGAAGGTGGCGGCTCTCTATGAGGTTCACGGCGCGGATTGCGTCGTGGCGGAAGTCAACCAGGGCGGCGACATGGTGGCGGCGGTGCTGCGCGCCGTCGATCCCGCGGTGCCGGTGAAGGCGGTGCGGGCGACGCGCGGGAAATGGCTGCGCGCCGAGCCTGTCGCCGCCCTTTATGCGCAGGGGCGCGTGGTGCATGCGCGGCGCTTTCCCGCGCTGGAAGACGAGATGTGCGACTTCGGACCGGACGGGCTGTCGGACGGGCGTTCGCCCGACCGGGTCGATGCCCTTGTCTGGGCGGTGACGGAACTTGCGCTCGGACGCGGCGGCAAGCCGCGCGTACGAAACCTCAAATAGCGAAAGGTAGCGGGCAATGGCATGGCGATGGCCGTGGACGAATGAACATGCGCCGCAGGTGGCGGAACGCAAGTCTGGCCACGGCTTCGTGGCGCTTCACATGCAGGGCGAGGCGAACTGGACGCGGCGCGACTATGCCGGGCTCGCCCGCGAGGGGTTCATGCGCAACCCGGTGGCGCACCGCGCGGTGAAGCTCGTCGCGGAGGCGGCGGCGGCCATTCCCTGGCTGCTTTATGAGGGAAGGGAAGAGCTGGAGAGCCATCCTCTGCTGAACCTTCTGTCGCGACCGAACCAGCGGCAGGCGGGGCAGAGCTTCAAGGAAGCGCTTTATGGCTATCTGCTGATCTCGGGCAACGTCTTTTGCGAGGCGGTGGCCGGCGTGAGCGACATGCGCGAACTGCATCTGCTGCGGCCGGACAGGGTTGCCATCGTGCCGGATGCGCAGGGCTGGCCGGTGGCGATCGACTATCGGCTGGGCGCGCACAGACGGCGGATCATGATGGGCGAGAGCGGCGTCGGCGCGCTGCATATCGCGCTGTTTCATCCGCTCGACGACCATTACGGCTTCGCGCCTCTGGAAGCAGGACTGACCGCGCTCGACCTGCACAATTCGGCCGGGCGCTGGAACAAGGCGCTGCTCGACAATTCGGCGCGACCGTCCGGTGCGCTGGTCTATGGTCCGAAGGATGGCGGGAACCTGAGCGACGAGCAGTTCGAGCGGCTGAAGGCGGAACTGGAGGAGGGCTATACCGGCATGGCGCGGGCGGGGCGCCCGCTGCTGCTGGAGGGCGGGCTCGACTGGAAGGCGATGGGCCTGACGCCCAAGGACATGGATTTCGTGGAGGCGCGCAATGCCGCCAGCCGCGACATCGCGCTGGCCTTCGGCGTGCCGCCGATGATGCTCGGCATTCCGGGCGACAATACCTATGCCAATTATCAGGAGGCGAACCGCGCCTTCTACCGGCTGACGGTGCTGCCACTTGCCATGCGCATCGCAGCCGAACTGACCGCCTGGCTGGCGCCCCCGTTTGGCGGCGATCTTCGCCTTGGCATCGATCTCGACCAGGTGGACGGGCTTTCCAGCGAGCGCGAGGCGCTGTGGCAGCGGGTCAATGCGGCGACCTTCCTCAGCGACGACGAGAAGCGGGAAGCGGTGGGGTACGGGAAGCGAGTAGCGAATAGCGAGTAGCGGATGCGAGCAGATTTCTATTCGCTATTCGCCACCGAAAGGACATCTCATGAACGACCTTCCCGAGAGCGCGTGGCTCTGGGTGGCAAAGGCAGGTGGCGCGGTTGCCGGTTCGGCGATCTCGCTGGCCTATGTGCTGCCCAACGGCCGCCGCGAGGCTGCGATACGCTTTGCCGTGGGTGTCGCATGCGGTCTCGTCTTCGGCGGTGCGGCGGGGCTGAAGCTGGCGACCGAGCTCGGCATCGGCGCGGCACTTGGACCCGGCGAGCGCATGTTGATGGGCTCGGCCGCCGCCAGCCTCTGCGCATGGTGGGCGCTGGGGCTGCTCCAGCGCGCGCTGGGCCGCAAGCCGGTTCCGCCGGCCGAATAAGTTCAAGGAGCACGATCATGGATGATGCGGGGGCCGATGCGGTCCGCGAACGGAAATTCGTGCCTGTCGCAATCGAGAAAGTGAACGCGACGGGCAGTTTCAGCGGCTATGCCAGCCTTTTCGGCAAGATCGATCTGGGGCGCGACGTGGTGGAGCGGGGCGCGTTTGCGGCGTCGCTGGCCAAACGGGGTGCCGCCGGCATCCGCATGCTCTTCCAGCATGATCCCAAGGAGCCGATCGGCTTCTGGGAGGAGGTGCGGGAGGATGAGCGTGGGCTGTTCGTGCGCGGACGGCTGGCGCTGGGCTCGGCCAGGGCGCGCGACGTGCATGCGCTGATGCGCAGCGGCGCGCTCGACGGGCTGTCGATCGGCTTCCGCTCGGTGCGGGCGCGTCGCGAGGCCGGGAGCGGCATCCGCAGGATACGCGAAGCGGATCTCTGGGAAATCTCTGTCGTGACCTTTCCCATGCTGCCCGAAGCGCGGGTGACGCAGGTGAAGGGCGCGCGACAGCGCCTTCCGCAACATCCATTCCAATCCCAATCCGGCCTGGCGGGGACGATCCGCCGGGCCGCACGACTGTTCAAGCAGAGGAACCGCCACAGATGAGGTTTGACCACATGCATGCACCTGAGACCAAGAGCGCGGACGGCGAGATCGGCGCGGCCTTCGACGACTTCATGTCGGCCTTTGAAGGCTTCAAGGACGCCAATGAGGAGCGCCTGCGCCAGATCGAAAGCCGGATGGGCGCGGATGTCGTGACGTCGGAGAAGATCGATCGCATTTCCCATGCGATGGACGAACAGAAAAAGGCGATGGACCGCCTGATCCTGAAACGCGCCCGGCCGGAACTGGGCGGCGCGGCGGCGGCGCCGCTTGCGCTGGAGCACAAGGAGGCCTTCCACGCCTATCTGCGCAGCGGCGACGACCGGCAGCTCAAGGCGATCGAGCAGAAGGCGATGTCCTATGGCTCGGCTGCCGATGGCGGCTATCTGGTGCCGGCGGCGATCGAGCAGGAGATCGGTGGCAAGCTGGCGCAGATTTCGCCGATCCGCTCGATCGCCACGGTGCGGCAGGTGTCGAGCGCGGTGCTGAAGAAGCCGTTTTCGGTGACGGGCCCGGTGGTTGGCTGGGCGGCCGAGACGGCCGCGCGCAGCCAGACTGCAAGCCCGACGCTGGATGAACTGCAGTTCCCGACCGCCGAGCTCTACGCCATGCCGGCAGCGACGCCGGCACTGCTGGAGGACAGCGTGGTCGATCTCGACCGCTGGATTTCGGCGGAGATCGAAACCGCCTTCGCGGAGCAGGAGGGCACCGCCTTCGTTTCCGGCGACGGCACCAACAAGCCCAAGGGTTTCCTCAGCTATGCCAAGGCAGCGGAAAGCGCCTGGGAATGGGGCAAGATCGGCTATGTGGCGACGGGCGAGGCAGGCGATTTCGCCGAGACCGATCCAGCCGACGTGCTGATCGACACGATCTATGCGCTGAAGGCCGGCTATCGCCAGAATGCCAGCTGGGTGATGAACCGCCGCACGCAGGCGGCGCTGCGCAAGATCAAGGATGGCGACGGGAACTATCTTTGGCAGCCGCCGGCCGCTCCGGGCGGCCGCGCCATGCTGATGGGCTTCCAGGTGGTCGAATCCGAGGACATGCCCAACATGGCGACCGACGCCACGCCGATCGCGTTCGGCGATTTTGCACGCGGCTATCTCGTGGTGGACCGCACCGGCGTGCGCGTGCTGCGCGACCCGTATTCCGCCAAGCCCTATGTGCTCTTCTACACGACCAAGCGTGTTGGCGGCGGCGTGCAGGATTTCGACGCCATCAAGCTGGTCAAGTTCGGCACGGCCTGACTCCGGCGCGGGCGGGTTCGCCCGCGCGCCGCGCCACCGGCGGTCCCGGTCCTTCTCCTGCCGGGACCGCCGACAAATTCCATGACGAGCGACGGAGCAGCAAATTGACATTATTCAGGACGGTCGCGCCGGGCGCGATGGCGGTTTCGGTCGCAGAGGCCAAGGCAAATTTGCGTATCGCCCATGGCTCAGAGGACGAACTGATCGGCAGTCTTATCGCGGCTGCGACGGAAGAGGTGGAGCGCACGACCTCGCTGGCGCTGATCGACCAGGACTGGCGCATGACGCTGGACGACGTACCACGCTCGTCCATGGTGCGGCTGAAGCGGGGGCCAGTGAAGGAGGTCCTCTCGGTGACGGCCTATGGCGCCGACGGCGAGGCGCGGGTGCTGGACCCCGAAACCTATCTGCTCGATTCCGCTTCGGCGCCGGCAGGGACGACGACGCCGGCAGTTTCGTGACGGTAGCGGGGCTGCGCACCAAGCGGCTCGCCTTCAACAGTGAGACGGTGGACGTGACCGATGCCGATTCCGCCGGACGCTGGCGTGAGCTGCTGGGCGGCAGCGGCGTGCAGCGCGCCTCGGTGAGCGGCGCCGGTATCTTCAAGGATGCGGCCTCCGACATGCTGATGCGGCAGGCCTTCTTCGAGGGGGGGATAGGCGCATGGCAGCTCGTCATTCCTGATTTCGGCACGGTCGCGGGGCCGTTCCAGATCACCGCGCTGGAATATGGCGGCAGCCATGATGGCGAGGTGACGTTCGAGGTCGCGCTGGAATCGGCCGGCGCCATCAGCTTCGAGGTGGCCTGATGCATCCAAACCGACGACGCGGCGAGATCGTCGCAACGCTGGACGGCCGGCCGTATCTCCTGTGCCTGACGCTGGGGGCGCTGGCCGAGCTGGAAAGCGCCTTTGCCGCCGACGACCTCGGCGCGTTGGTGGCGCGCTTCTCGACCGGGAAGCTTTCGGCATCCGACCTTGTGCGCATCATCGGCGCGGGGCTGCGCGGCGCGGGCAACGATATGCCGATGAGAAGGTGACGGGGATGCAGTGCGACGGGGGCGCGGCGGGCTTCGCGGCGATCGCCTCGGAACTGCTGACCGCAACCTTTGGCGGTGCAGGAGACGCGCCCCAAAACCCCTGACGGCCGCAGACGACCGGGCGCAGCCTTTTCCCTGGGATGAGATGATCGCCCTGGGTCTCGGCCGTCTGCGGCTTGCCCCTTCCGCCTTCTGGCGCTGCACGCCGCGCGAAATGGCGGCGCTGCTGCCGCGCCCGATGCGCGGTGCGCCGGCGCGCGCCGCGCTCGACGCGCTGATGCGGCGCTTCCCCGATGCGAACGATGAGAGGACCGGACATGGCCGATGACGTGACAGTGCGCATCAATGCCGACACGACGCAGTTTGCGGAGGCGCTGAACGGGCTCGGCGACCTCGCCGAACGGTTCGGCGGCCAGCTGACCGGCGCGCTCAGGGGCGCGGTCGTGTCCGGCCGCTCGCTGGAGGACGTGCTGCGCCGGCTGGCGCTGAACCTTGCCTCGATGGCGCTGGAGCAGGGCCTGTCGCCGTTGCGCAACCTGTTTAGCGGCTTGCTGGGCGGCCTGTTGGGCGGGTTTGGCAAAATCCTGCCCTTCGCGCAGGGCGGCGTGGTGCCGTTCGCCGCCGGCGGCGTCGTCGCCGCGCCGAGCTATTTCCCGATGGGCGGCGGCAATGTCGGCCTGATGGGCGAGGCGGGGCCGGAGGCGATCATGCCGTTGCAGCGCGGCGCTGACGGGCGGCTGGGCGTTGCCGCCGGCGGCGGGGCGGCGGGTGTGACGGTGGTGTTCAACGTGTCGACGCCGGATGCGGCGTCCTTCCGCAAGTCCGAGGCGCAGCTGTCGGGCATGCTTGCCCGCGCAGTTTCGCGCGGCACACGCGCGCTTTGAGGCGAAGATGAGCGACGGATTCCATGACGTCCTGTTTCCGGTGGCGCTGTCTTT